AAAGCTATCGCAATAGCCTGCTTCCTACTTTTAACCCTTGGACCCTTCTTGCTTCCACTCCGTAACTTACCCTCTTTATGTTCTTTTAGCACTTTCCTAATCTTACTTTTGCGCTTGGCCTTCCGAATCGTGCTCTTGCGCCTGCGCTTTCCGCCGGTCAGCTGCTTGGAAGTCTGAGCGCGGGAAATGGCCATTAATTCCCTCTTCCTGCGGCGCCTTGCTCAATGCGCTCACGATTAACCTCCGCCCGCAACAAGGCAATGTCCTCTTGCGAGTCAATCTTCTCAGCCGCCAACTCTTCCTTGGTCTTCTCTCGCGCAACATCAAACAACAGACGCTGATCAAACTCTTCAGCCTTACGCTGTATGTCAGAAGCCTTGATATCCAATTCCTTGGCGCGAAGCTCTACCAAAGGATCTTCCTGATCTGGTGGCATCAGCATCGCCATCACTTCTTGCGTGTACTGGGCAATCAATTCAGCAACCATCGACTCTGGATCACCCATTTGTGGCATTGGCGGGGCCATCTCAGGTGAAATCTGGCCCATCTGGATCGCCTGTTGCACCTGCATGGCCTGTTGTTGCATCTGTTGCATCTGCATTTCAACTTCTTGCCGTGCCTTCAAAGCAATATGTTCGCTCAAATGAGATTGTAACATGGCCTGAACAGGAGGTGCCGTCATCACCATCGGCGTTTTCATGAACGCAACATGCGTCATTATGTGCGCGTCGTGGTTCTGACCGGGAAATGCCTGCAACGGCTTCATCGTTAGTGCAGTTGCATTCTCAACGCCCGGATCTACAGGTTGCGGCGGTTGCGGCGCCGGTAACAACGCCTCGATGTTATGAACGCCAATCGCTTCGTACATTCTGCGATAGGCTTCATAAAGGTTGTGCATTTCAGGACTTGCCTGCGCCAACTGCAATTGCGTTTGCGCCAACGCCAACCTTTGTGACATGGAGAAGATATTCGGATCAGATACGGGTATAACATCGACACGTTCATCAAAATCCGCTTGTTTTATAGATGTTTCGGCTCCGTAAACATTATAGGGGTACATTGGCGGTAATGATTCCGAAAAAACACGGGACAGCATTTTAAATTCTTGCTTCTGCGCGTAATGCAGGCGCTTGTGAATCGCAGACATTACCTTCGATCCACGTTCCAAAAGTGCGACAGTCGTCCCTACCGCCGCCTGCTGGTTACCATCGCCAACCTGCATGTCGGCAATCGCCGCAAACCGCTGCCCAGCCTCTACAACAAAGCCCAAGAGAGACATTAATGTCTGACTAGGCTCCTTGTACGGAAGCGGCATGATACTTTCTCTAAGGGCGCCACCAGGAACGTCAATATCGCGAAACTCACCAGGAGAAAGAGGCTCATCAGAATCACGAATACGAATGCCACGAGCTTTAAAGCCAGCAGGAAGATTGGCGAGAGTGCCTGCATCAATTAACTGCCTCAGAATTGAAGTTGCTGACCGGCCCAAACCACCAATCATATGAAGTAGACCAAACCCATAAAAACCAAGACCCGGCAAGAACTTGTAGTGAGTGAAGTACTGAACCTTCTTGTAGTACTCGTCACCCTCAACCCAGTTGCGGCGAACAGACAGAACCTTTGAACTTCCCTCGTCTATCGTAACAATGTACGGAAGCTTGATACCCGTTTCTTCGCCATCCAAAGGACTAACATGCTCAAATCCCGGTAAATCAAGGTCCGTATGTACCTCGAGCAACGTGCAATCCTGATCATCGGAACCCGTCCGTTCAATCCCTATGAGTTCGCGCTCCTTCTCGCGAACCTCATCATCGTCCTCATACGACATGATATCAACATCACGATAAAAACCGGCAGCCTGAAACTTCCGAACATCGTTCGTGTTCATGCGAATAACATGAGTGATGCGGGACGCCGAAGATAAATCCGCCGCGTTATACGGAACCAGAAGATCGTCAGCGGGAACAAAACGAGAAACCGCCCTGTCCAGAATGTCGTCAAAATAAACCTTCTTGAACGCACTGCCCGCCAACGGAAGATAGAACAGTAAACGGTCCATCTCCGGGTCGTACTCGTCCATGACATTCATAATCTGATAGTTCATGAACTCCTGAACGCGTCTGGCTTGACTTTCTACGTCCGGGGTCGCCGCTCCAACGACCTGGGTGCGAACAGGACCGGAACTTGGCAGAAGTTCCTTGTATGCCTGCGCCTGGAACTGTGTAACCGCTTCTGCAATAACAGGATGCGTAACGCCGCTGGAGCCGCGGAACGGTTCCTCGCGACTCTCATACTTGATGCCCAGAAGATCCAGACCCTCCGTATAAGCATCCTCCCATTCCTGACGACCGGCCTTGTCATCCTCGTAATAGCCAACGAGCTCCGAGGATATATCCATCAAATCACGCTCATCCAGAACTTCGGCAAGATTGGCGTCCGGTTCAGCCTGCAACTGCTCCGTGACCATCTGCTCAAAGTTCAAAATAACAGAGCCGTCTTCCTGTTCCTCAACGTCAGTGGGCTCCTCAATCTCTTCAACCTCTATTTCCTCCTCCGACATACCACCTAAAGGCATCCCTTGAGAGGGCATCCCACCATCAATCAAAGAAACTGGTTCATCAGCCATGATCTACTTACCTTTCTCGGCCTGCCACGCCCGCGCCTTGCTCATGCTACGTGAACCAAACCAGAATGCAATAATAGAAGAAAAAATAACAGAAGTTTCAGGATCCCAGATAGCAACCAGCCCCGCAGACAAATCCATCCCCTGCGTACTCACCATACTGTACAATGTGACGCCCTTGATCGTCGCAAACAGCAAAAAGAAGGCGTAAGTAAGGACAGGGCGAACAGAACCCCGGAGAGCGTTGACAAAACCTCCAGCGTCAATAGATCTGTCATGCTCATAAATCCCTCTTGCCTCGGCAATATCCGCCTCGGCGTCCAATTCCTTTACTTTTAGCTCCGAAAGCTTGTCTGCATACTTGGCTTTGGCCTCTAGAAGAGAAATTTCCTGCTCATTTGCCTGTTTCTGCTTAAAATACCCCAAAACCTCTGGAATTATCGATGTTCCAAAGCCCAATGCCGTCCCTAACAACGACATAATCATCGGTTTTTAGCCTGAATGCTCAAAATCCGCCTATCTTCTGCTCATATAGGCACTCATACCCATATACGCACATGTAATCCCAGAAAAAGCTATGTATGCAAGCCCTAAAAGATCACTTATGGACTTCAGTCTACTCTCACTTACCACAAAAAACAAAAGACCCGTCATCGCAGTCATGATTGCAAGAGCACACCACGCCATGTGACGCTGCGCGTCCATCTTTTCAGCCGTCTCAATGGCCTCAATCGCCGCAAGCTCCGTGTCAGACACAACACCGTCGCCATCAAGGTCCAGATCCTTGTAACGACTGTTCCTCTCAAGCTTCTTCTGCGTCATTTCTTCTCGTTCCAAAGTTCAAACAAGACCTTCACCTTGTCTTTCAGAACCTCCAGGTCGCCATGCATCTTGGCCAACACAATAATAAGACCAATAACGGCAACCAGAACAGGCCATCCCGCGTTAAAAAGCTCAACTATCGTAACATCACTTCCATCCGGCATGGCTCCGCCCCGTACACAGTCTTAAATTACACCCTTCTCTTTCAACAAAAAGCCAACAACACCACCAACCATGCCAACAACAATAACAGGTGGCTGCGAAATCAAAACTCCAACACCCATAACAATGCCACCCAAGGCAGCATAACTAGAGGGCTCCTGCATTCGGCTCTTAATCCACTCCATAGGCCCTACTCCTTGCTGTTAAAACTAATAATACTGACGAAAAGCTAACACATTTGAAACTTCTTCATCTTCTTCGTCCGTGTCAAGGCTTACAAAACCACCCTTGCGATAACGAATAAGCGCCATCGTCATAGAATCGCAGAAATCATCGTGGTCCCCATTCGGAAATGCCGCACACTCGTCAATAACATCCTCCGAAAAACGCTTGTCCGGTGCCCATACCCGCCCAGACTCAAACATAGGCGCCACCATGTGCATCCGCGTATGCTTGTCGTTGCCCCTGGACGGCGTATAATTTACAACCGGTATCCCTATCCGCCGTAACTCGTCCGTGAGCGGTGTACCAGTAGCCTTCGCCTCAATCAAAACCATGTCAGGCTCCCAGTAATTATACTCCTCTAATGCCGTCTCC